TATTCAGAACGTCCTCAATGGACGCTTGGCCTTCAACGACACCCATTCGCGGATAAATGGACTGAGCCAAGCTATCCAGCGTGTTACGCATGATCGACGACTTAATGCGCTGAATGTCCATCACAACGTCTGCAATCGACATACCGAAGAACGTGTGAGGCTCTGGGTCTGGGCAGAAGTCAAAGAATGGATGGTCGTCTACAGCTTCTTGATGCAGCAACTTGTAGGCAGAGCCACCAACGCAGACCTTGCGCAGTTCAGCAATGCCATCGCCATCTACGTCAATGTAGAGATAGCCTTCAATGTAGAGAACCTTACGGCTTGCAACGTCAGTCCGGCCAGCGCCAAGGATGGTTGCCTGCGGGTTGCGGTCAAACGCTTCTTGGTTGCCTTCAAAGTCATCCTGAGTTTCGTAGCCAAGCTGTTCAACTTCGTCCTGCTCATAGCCCATAGCCACAAGCTCAGAGACAGTCTTCGACGAACAACCTTTGCGCTGTAGGTCGGCATCTGGACAACAGTGACAATGCCCTCAGGCGTTGCCATCTCCTGCTCCATGTATTCGACTTCGACTTCCTGAAGTTCAACATCAGGGTCGGACATGAGAACCATGTAGCCGTTCTCGTCGATGCCGTCGATCTCGTAGGTTTCAACCTTCTCAGTCTCATCCCACCAAATCTTACCAAAGCCGTTCTTACGGATGAGCGCATCCTTGAACATGGCGTAGGCGTGGATGAACAGGTTGTTGTCGCGTGTCAGGCAGTAGTTGACGTAATCAGTCGCCTGATCTGCAATCTGAATGTCTTCAGCGCGGTTCGGAGCGTATTCCACAACCTTTGACGAGCCGAAGAACACACGCATAATCGACGGCATGATCGCCTGCACAGTGTCGCGCACATCCATCGACACGACTTGAGAGCGGCCCTCCTCTTCGTTGCCGAAAGGCTCACCTTTGTAGTATTGGCCTGCTTCTGCGCGCTCTGGGCTGATTACGTCGTCAATGTAGGATTGAGCGTCATCAATCTCGCCAGAAACGATATTCTGAATTTCTTCTTCAGACATCGCCTCTTCTTCAGGCATTTCCATTTCAATGCCGCCATCTTCTACCGACAGCTCTGCGCCACCGGGAAGTTCCATCGACATTTCATCATCAGGCATATCGTCCATGCTGCTGCCTTCGGTATTCCCGTTCGGAACACCTGTGTCCTGATAGGAGGCTGCGGCAACTTGCGCCTTCGACGGCTTTGAGTTCTTGCGATATGCCATGTGGTAGCCTTACTTCTTTTTCATCTTACCGGCTTCAGACATTGCAATCGCAATAGCCTGCTTGCGGGATTTGGCGAGAGGAGCCTTTGCAGGGCCTTTCGGGTTAACACCAGCGTGCAGAGTGCCGCGCTTGTATTCGCCCATAACCTTAGCAATCTTCTTTGCGGCAGCGTCGAGTTTCTTCATTTCTTTTTGACCTTTGCAGTTTTAGCAGCAGCCTTGAAGGCTGAAGCGGTTGGCGCACCCTTAGTCCCCGGCTTCCGCATCTTCTCCCCAGAGCCAGCCTTGATACGTTCCCGCTTGGCGTGGATATTCGCGTATAAACCATTCTTCATTTGGATTTTCCCTTGTTACGGGCGGAAATGGCTTTAGCTTTGGCCTTCGCGTCTGCTTTAGATGACGCACCCCACGCTTGCAGCGATAGTAGAAGGCGGGTCGGTTCGCCCTTCGCATTACGCTCTGGACCGGGCATATTGCCCATGCGTGCTAGGAATGAGGCCCTCCGAGGATTATCACCAGACTTAACAGGGGCTTTCAGGTTCATGCCTTGAGCCTTGGCTGATGCACGGCCTTTCGCATTGAGGCCCCCAGATGGGCTTTTGCCCTCTTTGCGCTGCCATGCAGGAGTTTTCATCAAACAATACCACGAATGTTGC